AAGAATTCAACGACCAAGGAAATATCTTAGAACCTGCCTATATGTTTGATAACAAAAACGACGCATTAGGATATTTAGAGGAAGGCGGTTATGCTATAGGAGCAGCAGTGATACAATATGTCTACGGTTTTCCCAAAAAACTTGTTAAGCAACAATGGGAAACCAACAATATCACTGTTAAACAGTTAAGAACTAATAAGAATTTCTTAAATTTAATAAAAACCTATAAAGGTCCGTTCAAACATGAGGGTGGATATTACGAATCTCAGCAAGGTGTATCGGAAGGCAGAACAATGTGTCCAGAATGTGGTGGTCCAGCATACAGTAATTCGATGTTAGCCGAAAAACAAGATGCTTGTTACCATAAAGTACGAAGTCGTTACAAAGTTTGGCCCAGTGCTTATGCAAGTGGTGCATTAGTGCAGTGTCGTAAAAAAGGCGCCAAAAATTGGGGCAATAAATCTAAGTAATTTGGTAAAATAAAATTTGAATTACATCAAATATTAATGTACAGTTAGTCTGTGCTTAACAATATTTTCAGTTTTAGTATTGACAGACTAAATACATTTGTTATAGACTTGCAAGGTGCAAGTTTATATCTTGGCACATAATCATGGTAAAACAAAGGAGAACTTATTATGGCAACTTCACTTGCGGAAATCCGCGCAAAGCTTCAAGCACAAGAAAACAAATCCCAAGGTAACAACAGTGGTGGAGACAATGGCATTTATGCCCATTGGAACATTCCTGAAGGTACTACTGCTCGTGTACGTTTTCTTCCAGATGCAAATACCAAAAATACTTTTTTCTGGGTCGAACGACTAATGATCAAACTGCCTTTTGCTGGTGTAAAAGGCCAAGTTGACAGCAAACCTACTTTTGTACAGGTACCATGCGTTGAGATGTGGGGAGAAGCATGTCCTATCCTTGCAGAAGTTCGTACATGGTTCAAAGACAAAAGTCTCGAGGAAATGGGTCGTAAGTATTGGAAGAAAAAATCTTATCTGTTTCAAGGATTTGTTCGTGAAAATCCGTTGAACGACGAAAAAGCAATTGACAATCCCATTCGTCGTTTTATTATCAGTCCACAAATTTTTAACCTTGTTAAAAACGCATTGATGGATCCCGAACTGGAAAACATGCCCACTGACTATGAGGGTGGTCTTGATTTCAATGTTAAGAAAACTAGCAAAGGTGGTTATGCTGATTATAGCACCAGCACTTGGGCACGAAAAGAAAGTGCACTGACACAAGCAGAACGTGATGCAATTGAAAAGTTTGGTCTTTACAATCTTGCAGATTTTCTGCCTAAAAAGCCTAGTGAACAGGAGCTGAAAATCATTAAGGAAATGTTCGAAGCCAGTGTAAATGGCGAACCGTTTGACATGGATCGCTGGGGAGCATACTTTAAACCTGCAGGTATGATGAACTCCGGTTCAACCAATCGAGTTGCAGATGAGGACGCACCTGCTGTGAAGCCAGTTGCACAAAATCGTCCTGCTCCTGTGTCTAAGGTTGAGGATGATGAGCCTCCTTTCGATGTAGAAGATACACCTACACCTACTGCTCCGGTGCAAACGGCAAAACCTGCCAGTCAACGTGCAGAAGATATTTTGGCAATGATTCGTAATCGTCAAAAATCATAATGTAGTGAAATGCATCTAACAGTTGTTTTAGGCACCCACAGTGAGGTGTCTTTTGATATCTCACTAAATCAAAATTCGTTTACGGAAAAATGGGTAAATGAATTAAGATGGTGCTTAAACAACTGTGATTTTAATCAAGGCGAAACTTTTACCACTTTAATATCGATCCTTTCGACAAATCGTCTGGGCATGGTATAATTTGTTTGGGAAAAGTCTTGGATTTAGAATCAACTTATACTAAAATTGCAGGTAACAAACATATTAAACAAATAATTATTAAGGACTGATTATGGTTAAACCTTTTGATTTAAGTAAATTTCGTAAAAGTATTACAAAGAGTATTGATGGTATTAGTGTAGGTTTTCGTGACCCTGACACTTGGATTAGCACAGGCAATTATGCACTGAATTATCTTGTAAGCGGTGATTTTCATAAAGGAATTCCTTTAGGTAAGGTCACTGTGTTTGCTGGAGAATCTGGCGCTGGTAAAAGTTTTATTTGTTCAGGCAATCTAATTCGTAATGCACAACAAGCAGGAATTTATTGTATTCTAATAGATACGGAAAATGCTCTGGATGAAAGTTGGCTGCATGCATTGGGAGTAGATACCACTGAAGATAAATTGCTTAAGCTTAACATGGCTATGATCGATGATGTAGCTAAAATGATTAGTGAATTTGTTAAAGAATATAAAACAATTCCAGAAACAGATAGACCTAAAGTTCTTTTTGTTCTTGATAGTTTGGGTATGTTACTTACACCAACCGATGTAAATCAATTTGATGCAGGTGACCTTAAAGGTGACATGGGACGTAAACCCAAAGCATTGACTGCATTAGTTCGTAATTGTGTGAATCAATTTGGTGATCTGAATATTGGACTAGTGGCAACTAATCATACCTATGCCAGTCAGGATATGTTCGACCCAGATGATAAGATTAGTGGTGGTCAAGGTTTTATCTATGCATCTAGTATTGTTGTTGCTATGAAAAAACTTAAACTTAAAGAGGATGACGAAGGAAATAAAATTTCCGAAGTTCGCGGTATTCGTGCTGCCTGTAAGATCATGAAAACTAGATATGCCAAACCTTTCGAAGGTGTACAAATTAAAATTCCTTATGAAACAGGAATGAATCCGCATAGTGGGTTAGTTGATATGTTTGAAACAAAAGGATTATTGCAAAAGGATGGCAATAGTCTTAAATATACATTGGCAGACGGGAACGTAATTAAACAGTTTCGAAAAGCTTGGGAAAGAAATGAAGATCTAACCCTAGATCGAATCATGAAAGACTATGCGGAAAATCCTCATAGACTATCCCAAACACAGGATATTGAATCATGAGCATAGACATTGATGTAGTTACAGAAACATATAGTATTTTAAAGCAATATATACCACAAAAAGATCGACAAGAAGCTAGCGATAATTTAATGAGTGTACTGGTCGACTTATTAGGGGACAAAGAATTAAAAGAATTCAGTGGAGTTGACAGTTATACCAAACGTAGTTTCGATGAGTATGCAGGAAACTACGAAGAAGATGAAGAAGATCCTGACTACGAAGAATAAATGTGGTATAACCGAGTTGTATCCGACTTAGGCAGCATACCTGCCTTTATTGTTCATTACGAAAACGAATTGGCAGAAGCCAAATTCGAATGCGGTATCAAAGGGCATTTAGAACGTAATATTGCCAATTTGCCGGGTGTAACTGAACATAGATTTAATCAACTACAAGAAATAGAAGCAGTATTAAACTATCTAAACTTACAACTAAGAAAAATTCGTAAGAAACATTTTCAAAAATATCTTGAAAATTATCCCAGAGCCTTAACTAGTCGTGATGCTGAAAAGTATGTAGACGGTGAAGATGAGGTTATAGATTTTGAAACTATTATCAATGAAGTTGCATTATTAAGAAATAAATGGTTAGGCCTAATGAAAGGTTTAGAAAGTAAAAACTTTATGTTAGGTCACATAAGTAGATTGAGAACATCAGGAATGGAAGACGTATCATTATGAGAGTTGTACTATGCACTGGCGGATTTGATCCGCTTCATTCGGGACACATTGAATATTTCAAAGAAGCAAAAAAATTAGGTGATATTCTTATTGTTGGCATAAACAGTGACGAATGGTTAGCTAAGAAAAAAAGCAGACCGTTTATGAAGTTTAAAGATAGGCAAACTATTGTTCGAAATCTTAAAATGGTAGATGGTACAGTAGAGTTTAATGACAGCGATGGTACTGCAAAAAACGCAATTAGAAAAGTAAGACTTAACTATCCGTCTGATACAATTATATTTGCAAATGGTGGAGATCGTACAGAAACAAATATCCCAGAAATGGATATACAGGATTCTGACCTAGAATTTGTATTTGGTGTTGGTGGTACAGATAAGATGAACAGTAGTAGATGGTTATTGGATGACTGGAAATCACCTAAAACAGCAAGACCATGGGGATACTATAGAATTCTTCATAACGTTGACACACATGTTAAGGTCAAAGAATTAACAGTAGAACCCAAGATGTGTTTAAGTATGCAAAGGCATAAAAAGAGGGCTGAGTTTTGGTTTGTGGCAGAAGGTGAAGCCACAGTTTATACTGTGGATCCTTACAACACGGATTATGATTTAATGGCCAGTCCTGCACGGCATCAACATACATGGATAGAATTTAATCAGTGGCATATGCTTTGTAATGAAACAGACCAGCCTCTAAAAATAATTGAAATCCAGTACGGTGAAAACTGTGCAGAAGAGGACATTGAAAGAAAGTAATTATTGCTTTTTAGGAGTGGGGATTTTACCGTTTACCCAATCCCAATCATCATCAGTCATTGGAATCCAATTTACTATCATTGATAATCCTGGTGATGTGCTTTATACATAGTTCTTAACTTGGCAATATCACTGGTTAAACCCAATATAAAGTCTAACATAGAAATAATTCTGCTCATAGCAATCCTCCTCGTCTGTGAAACTCTGTAATCCAATGCTCTATTTCGGCCACAGATGAGGGTTTTTTTGCACTTAGAAACAATTCTAATCGACTTTGATATACTTTACTGTCATTAAATAGACTTTTGATCCATTTTATAATTGTCATTTGATTTCCTTTTTTGTCTTGTGAACATAGTTATTTATGTTGCGTTGCAATATAAAAACAACTAATAAATAAGAGTAACACCTAAATTTGGATATAGCCATGGATTTAAGAAAATATATTGACCTAATTGAATCTATCAATCTTGAGGAAAGCACTGGGGGAATAGCACGTAGATGGATAGAAATTCAGGGCGGAAAAGAAATACCGTTTGTTGATGCAAATACAAAAGAAGAATATACATTGACGGATGTTCAAATTTTACCTCCTGATCCCCAATTCAAATATGAAGATACTCCTCAACAAAAAGGGACTGCAGCTTTAGATACTGCAATACAAGACATAGTAGAACAGGTAAATCCATTACAGGTTAATGTGTTTGGGGTTAGCTATGGCCGCGCTGCTATGGTTTGTGTCATGAAAAATAGTAAAGACGATGTGTACGTATTTGCTAAAAAATTTATAGCCAAAAAAAGTTTAGGACCCAATGGTATCTACTGGCAAACGACAAGTTTTGCTAAAGAAACTGGACTGTGGGCCCAAACTGCACAAATGAAAAAAGCTGCAATACCTATTGAACCGACTGATTTCGTAAAAGGGGGGGTCAAATATAGTATCAATCAATTAGTACAAACTGCAAAGTCAGGCCTGGATCAAAGTAAATTGCCTATAGAATTAAAAACAGGCTTGCCTGAATTAATCAAAAATGTACAATTGGGAAATACAAAAGGAGTTCCCGGATTGGCAGAGTTTCAAAGTGCCATTGAAATTAAACTAAGCGAACTTGCTGTTCCTATTGCGTTACAAAGCGGAAATTTCGTAGTAGGGGATTATGAAACAGTTAATAATGAACTGTTAAAACCAATGGGCTTTACTTGGCAACAAGCCACAGCAGCAAGTTTTCCTGTTAAAGGGGAAAAACTAATCGATGCTACTATTTGGTTTGGTGATGAAAAAATTGATATTAGCGTAAAGGATAGTAGTGGAGGTGGTAGACCAAGTACAGCTACAATCGCAGAAACATTAGAAAAAACGGATTTTGGAAGTAAATTTAAAAACAATTTTAAAAACGAAATCGATGCAGTTGAAATATTAGATACTAACAGTGCTATCGAAGGTCCTTTAGTATTAGCACAGGAATATGGTATTCTTGACCCTTCTGATGTAGATTTTTTAATGAGTATCTATAATAAAGACATAAAACATGTAGATGAATTGCCACCAAGATGGCAAATGATTAAGGAAACTATCCCATACCAACCAGACTTAACTCATCCAGAATATCAATTAGGATTTCATTTATTAGCAACCTGTGCAAAGTATGTAGCTAGTATGTTAAATGAAAACAGTGAAAAGATCACAGACTTTTTTAAACAGGTATTGAACAAAAGTAGTTTGGTTCAAGTTTATGCTAAAACAAAAACAGACAAAGAAGGTGGTTTGCATTACAGTCAATTCAAAGTTGTTTGGCCTCCTGTATTCAACGGTCGGATTGAAGTAGATGCAGACAGTTATACAGCAAGAACCAAACCCAGTCGTAAGATAAGTTTTAGCTTTAACGCAGGCAAGCCCAAAGATCAATATAGCCAACCCGCCAAACCTGTGCCAGGCATAGACGCAGCAGCACCCACTCATTCAGTGCAGGGCCTAAAGGCTAGAAAGGAACCTACAAAACAAGAACCTGCTGTATCTAAATCTAGAGAACGTAGATAGGTTGACAATAATTTTAATATCTGTATAATAGCACCATAGGGCCTCTAGCTCATGGCGGTTAGAGCAACCGACTCATAATCGGTAGGTGCTGGGTTCGACCCCCAGGGGGCCCACCAAAATTACATTAATTCATGGTATTAGAATGGATAAATTGGCAATTGATGACTCTACTGTAGCACAAGACAATATTGTTTTACATTCTAATCAAACCGAAATGCTAAGAATTGACGGCAATGGGTTTTGGGTTCGAGGAATCAAAGTTGACCAGGATGAACGTGAAGCGCAACGTGTTTACCACGCATTCAAAGAATGGTTAACGTGGGCAAATTTAACTAGACAATATTAAATCCAATTGGTATTGACAAAAGACTATTAGCATAATAATATATGGTACATGGTATAATTTTAACCGATGCAAATTATTTAGGACAAGAATTTTATGTAACCAGGGGTAATGGTGCGCATCGAATAGCTACACATTTACGCAATAACGGTTATAATATAGAAGTAATAGATTTTTGTTTACGTTGGACAGTAGACGAATTTAAAGAATTTTGTATAAAATTGGTTACCGATAAACTTTTGTTTTTAGGAGTAGGTTCCAATTTATTTTTCGATGACAGTAGACTAGACACTTTAATCAGATGGTTTAAAAATACATATCCCAACATACCCATTGTTCTAGGTGGTAACAATGTAACATATAGAAATATACCAAACATAGATTACTATGTGGACGGGTATGCAGAACAATCTATTTTAGATTTATTAGAAGTCTTTCGAGGTAATAAATCTGAAGATGAATTAAAATGGTCGTTTAACGATAAAAAATTTTTACACAGTAACAAAGATTATGTGGTTTCTGATACATCAGACCTTCGAATTGAATATTTAGAAAGTGACTTTATTAATTCTTATGATGCACTAGGATTAGAAACATCCCGGGGATGTATTTTTAAATGTAAATTTTGTACATATCCTCTACTGGGTAAGAAAAAATTAGATTATCTCAGAGACCCTGAGACAATTAAAGATGAATTGCAGGCAAATTATGATAAGTGGGGTACTACTAGATACATAATGGCGGAGGACACCTTCAATGACAGCATACACAAGTTACAGGCAATTGAACGATCATTGTCTAAGTTACCATTCAAAATAGAGTTTGTCACATATGCTAGGCTAGATTTAATCATGGCCAAGCCTGAAAGTGTTGAAATTTTAAAAAATATTGGATTGCGTGGTGTACATTTTGGCATAGAAACCTTTAGTTCAAAAGCAGCCAAAATCATTGGCAAACCTACAGATATCGAAAAAGTTAAAGATGGGTTATTGTGGTGGAAAAGTCTTACGCCAAATATAACCACTAATGCTAGTATGATTGTTGGATTACCCGAGGATAAAACAGATCCTTGGGAAAATTTGGAATGGTACAAAAACTCTAACATAGATTTTTACACGTTTAATCCATTGTATCTAGTTGATATTAATAAAGCAGTACATTCTTCTGAATTTAGTAAAAATTATCAAAGTTATGGATTTGTTATTATGTCCGATGAAGAAATTCTTAAAGAATTCGAAATTGACAATAAAGACGTAAATGATTTTGCCATTTATAAACAACAAGGCCATAAAAACAAAATTATATACTGGAAAAATACTATTACAGGTCAAAACTATTTCCAACTTAGTCGATTATGTGTAGAGATGACAAAGACTATGCGTAAACGTAGAATACCATGCTGGTCGGTGTTTGACTATGCTAGTTTAGGATACAGCATTGACGAATGCAGAACATGGGGTTGGTATGATGTGATTCCACATGTGCCTGTGGATGAGCTTAAAATAAAGGCACAGGAAAAAATTAGTGCTTATAAACGTCGTAAGATTAATTATGATTATGAATCTTACTATAAATCCGTAAAGAAACGATATCCTAAGGTTTTTTTAAACCAAAAAGACAATAGAGGTTGACAATAAGGACTAAATAAAATACAATAGGTACAAGATGCAAAACATACTTTCATTATTTAGACAGCATAACATAGTCCAAGCAATGGCCAAGGAGTCATTGTATTGGCAGGTGTGCCGTCATATTAATGATAGTACACCCAAAACCCTAGGGGTCCAGGAGACCTAAGAGTACGCAAATACACTTAAACTCCAAAGGACCCCAGGATTAAACACCCTGGGGTTTTGTTTTGTAGTACGTGTGATAGGGAACGCGACCCTGCTGGCACGTTAAACATCAGCTACTAATGAGG